ATGATAAACATGTTTGTTCCGTAGAAATAGAACCCGGCAAGGCTCCTACGATAGCATATGTTTCCCGTCCATTAACGGTGCCGGAGTGGGAGCAATTAATGAAAATTGTAACTGATGAAAATTATGAATGATGATTATACAATGAAAGTTCCGATGGATATACGGGAAATGGCTATGAAAATTGAAGACTGGTTTGTTGATAATCACATTTCATCATGGACATTAATGAATATATGTTCGAGAAATCATGTCAATACAATACAAAATTATCGCCGGGAAATTGATGCAATAAGTAACCAGTTAAAACGTCTTATATGAGTGACCAAAAATGGAAATGTCGCCGCTGTGGGAAGGTTGTTGATATGGTCAATTTCAAGTGTGGATGTACTGCCAGTCCATCACCATGGGAACCTATTGACAATCCCGAGACCTCAAATCAAGACAAAGCACAATGTGCCGAACCATGTGTATTTTGTGAATCACATGGTCATTGTTCCGATGCTCATCCGTTTCAAAATATTGATGAATTGATAGATGCCATACCAATCGGCGACCATATTCCATGCGGAATTTCAGATAAAAATTATTCTAATATAAAAATGAATATCAAACAGGCATTTCGAACTTATACTCGAAAACTACATGATGAAATGTTATGAATATTAATAAAGAAGAGGCGAATAGATTGTTAAACGCTGTAATGTCATTGGACCCCAACACGTCTCCCGAAGAACGTGGGAAACGAGTGAAACTACAAATGGAAATGGAAGATAAAGGACTCTGTTCTAATTGTGGTGAACCAATCCATCCTAATGTTCCCTGTAGCGAGGTGAGTGGAAACCGGGTGGATGATACATATTTTGATTTACTTAAAAAAATATTAAAGGAAGGGAAATGGAAAGGCAATCGAACTGGGGTGGATTGTTTGACCATTGCGGGATTCATGTTTGAGCATGATATGTCGGACGGATTCCCCCTCTTAACAAGTCGGAAACTTCCGTTTAAGTCAACTAAAGTTGAGCTTGAGTTTTTTATTAAGGGATTACGTAGTAAAAAATGGCTCCAAGACCGTGGATGTCATTATTGGGATGGATGGTGTAATCCTCAACGGGTTCCATATGCCAACGATGAAGAAACCAAAAAGAAAATGGCAGCCGAAGATGACCTTGGATTAATATATGGAACTCAGTGGCGAGATTTTCACGACCCCCGTGCTGATTTCAGCACAACTGTAGGCATTGACCAACTTAAAAATGTCGTGGATACATTGAAGAAAAATCCAATGGACCGACGAATGATTGTATCTGCATGGAACCCTACGGCATTGTATTCGATGGCACTTCCCCCGTGTCATTATGGCTTTCAAGTAACAGTTATTGATGGATATTTGAACTTGGCGTGGAACCAACGATCAGTGGACGTGACATGCGGATTTCCGCAAAATTTGGCATCGTATGCTCTTCTACTGCATTTGCTTGCAAAAGAATCTGGTCTTAAAGAAGGTAAGTTAATTGGATTTTTAATGGATACTCATATTTATAAAACGCATTTGGAAGGCGTAAAACAACAGTTGACTCAAGATATTCATATGCTTCCGACCATTAAAACAGATAAATTCACATCTATATTTGATTGGACATACCAAGATACTGAGTTAATTGGTTATACGCATAGTGATCCGATTAAGTATGAAGTTGCGATTTAAGTTGTGTATCGGTTAATCGTTGTATCATGAGTTTATTTGTATGTCCAATACCATATAATGGATGGTTTTCTCCACTCATTTTTTGTCCATGCTCTTTGGCATATCGTTCTGGCCGTTAAATTTATTTTGGAAAACGGTGTGATTTTGTTGGTGGATAAAAACGGTGACCAATATCAGGCATTTGATGCGTCCGAGTTGAAGGTTCAAAATCCATTGCCAAATAATGTCACTTGACAACGCATTGGGGTATGCTATATTGAGTACATGTTGAAACTGATTGACATTCAAACGCTGCTGGACAACGCCGATCATGCGTACTATACGCTCGGCAAGGAAATCATGGACGATTCCCGCTATGACAAGCTGAAATCGGAATTAAAGGTCTTGAATCCTGCCGATACTCGTCTCTCTAAAGTCGGTTCTTCTGTTCGGGACACTATTCTTCAAAAAAAGAAACATGCTATTCCGATGGGGTCGCAAGACAAAGCTACGACCAAAGCTGAATTTTATCAATGGGTTACTGCCAATAATTTACAGAATGTAACGATTCACGCCAGCCATAAGATGGATGGTTGTTCAATGTCATTGGAATATTCCGAAGGTCGGCTGGTATCAGGTGTTTCGCGGGGCGATGGTCTCGAAGGTGAAGATGTTACTGCCAATGCTGTCAAATTTTCGAATTTGCCACCGACTGCCATTCGTCCCAACGGAAAAGTCTTCTCGGGGTTTGTGCGTGGAGAAGTCATTTTAACTGTGGATGATTGGAAAGAGCTGGATGCCGACTCCAATCCTCGTAATTTGGCGGGTGGTATTATTCGTCGCAAGGATGGTTCGGAATCCGAATACCTGAAATTTTATGCGTTCCGAATGTTTGACGCCGATGGTGAAATAATCAGTGACTTGGAATGCGACATGTCGGACTACCTTTTGAAAATGGGGTTTGATATTGCTCCCTATATGACGGGTAAGCCAGATGATGTTTGGGCATGGTATGAGCAAGTTCATGCACAGCGTCCGACACTGAAATATTGGATCGATGGTATTGTGATGAAGGTCAATGACCTTGACAAACAATTTCAAATGGGGGATGTCAGTGATAATTGTCCCAAGGGACAGATCGCAGTGAAATTCCCAGCCATAGGTGCCACGACTGCATTGAATCAAGTGACATGGCAAGTTGGCTCGACCGGAATGATTGCTCCGGTGGCTAATTTTAATACTGTTCGTATTGGGGGTACGAATGTGTCCAACGCAACACTTTGTAATATGGATTACATTAAGACGAATGATATTCATATTAATGACCAAATATATGTGGTCAAAGCGGGTGATGTGATTCCCCGGGTCCAAGAAGTTAGGACGCCAGCAGCCAATCGTATTAAAATTAACGCACCCACGGTTTGCCCGTGTTGTGGTGGTGCCGTTGGTCATAAGAATAATGTAGGTGGTGATGACAGTACAGCGATCTATTGTTTGAATGAGACTTGCTTCGCGGTGGTCTGTGGTCGTATTGAAAAATATACCAAATCCCTCGATATTCAGGGAGTTGGTAGCAATGTGATTGAATCTATGGTGAAAGATTTACAGGTGAATTCACCTGCGGATTTGTATTTGCTTAAAGATATTCCCGGGAAATTGGCGAATTTGATCTTGAACGGTGGAAGTGGGGTTCGGCTTGGCGAAAAACGGGCCGACAAAATCATTGCGGAGGTCGAATCCAAACGAGCTTTAACCCTGAGCGACTTTCTTGGGTCGCTCGGTATATTCGGCCTCGGCAAACGTCGGGTAGTAATTATTCAGAATGCAATCCCGGGGTTGATGGACAATCTTGATGATTGGATGGGGGATAAGTTAGTAAAACATGCAATTGCTCTCGGCGTACCGAACATTGCCGAACGTATCCACAATGAAATCCTTCACCAGAAGGATATGATTGATGAATTCATTATCAATGGTGTAACGATTATACCCCCAGTGAAAAAGAAAGAAATTAAACCCGGTGATAAAGTAATTTGTATTACTGGAACTCTTAGTCGAAAAAAATCATTTTATTATGAACTCATGGAGAAAAAAGGATTTATTGGAACTGATGTGTGGAGTGGTGACGTGACCCATTTGGTTGCCGCTGACCCGACGAATTTAACTGGAAAGCTGAAAAAAGCTCAGAAAAAAGGTATTCCAATCTTATCTGAAAATGATCTGATGCAACTTTTACAATCATAATTTATGACATTCATTCAAGCATTAGCGGCAGTGTTATATGCGATTAGTATGCTCGGATGTATGATAATTGTGTTTTTGGCGTCAGTTATTTCTCTTTGTGAGGGCTTTGATGGAAATTCTCACTGGTGGAAGAGAATCTTATGGCTTGCTCTATGCGTCATATGTTTATCATTATTGGCATGGGGGAATAGTCATGGATTTTGGAATAATAAGGTAATTCAATTCATTCAAAATTTGTAATTTATGGAAATCGACGAATTAGTAAAAGCCGGATTAACAGGTTGGCCGTTGGCCTTCACCGTGGTTGGAACTGCGGTGACATTTATGTCATTGTTTTGTGGCTGGCCATGGAAAGGGATCATTCACAAGACCTACATATGCAAATGCAACTCAAAGAACTGTCCTTGTAAAAATCACGAGGATGAAGATGAAGACTAAAGTATCACCTCCTGAGTACAAGCTATATATTTTAGTCAGAAATGACCTAATATCCTTAAACGCCGGTAAGGCAATGGCTCAGGTAGCTCATGCTGCTAATCATTTCACTGCGACTTGGAGTCATTTATTGGAAGTGAGAGACTACTCCTCCGATAAAAAACATCCGTTTGGTACAGTGATTGTTCTCACTGTAAATAAAGATATTCTTCTTTACCGAATTCAGAGAGCACAACTTCGAGATGGTACGGTTCCGTATGGGTGTGTCTGGGACCTTACATATCCATTTCATACTACAACCGAAATCGCAGCTCTTCTTCCAAAGAGTAAATTAACTGCTCCGACAGTTGTCAAGGATGATGGTAGTGCAATATGCTTTCGTAAGGAATTAACCTGTGGTTATATTTTTGTTGCTGCTGGCACCCCGGACCAAGTTGAATTGGTCGGGGATTTGCCGCTTTACCCCTAAGCCTATGGCATCCAAAAAAAAGTATCTCTATACCGCTCCCCGGTATTGGTATCATATTTCAAGCACTCTTCATCGAAAAACAGAATATCTCATTCCCCGGGATGACAGTCACAGTTTAAACCGGACCTCACGCGAACCCCCCGGCAAACGAACCTGTGTCGCACCCTCCGTAGAACATTGTTTAACCGCACTCCCATATGTTCCGGGAGATACATTTATTATTTACCGTACCCATCAAAAATGCCGGGCATTGAAACCTAATGGGGTTTTCGATTCAAACGTTACATGTGAAGGATGGCTTCAAGAACCTACCATATTCGTTAAAATTGGCACGTTAACATTGTATGACATCGCCAACGATCATAAAACATCGTATCCGAGGGGTGGATTCTACATCATTGATGAATCGGCGTCGGGTAGTTCATCTGCTTACAGTAGTGAAGTGTTGAGATGGTGGAAAAAGCAGCATCTCCGGGAACGATTTATAAAACAATGTTGACTTTTCGCCCGACATGTGTTATCTTGATTTTATGATTACATACCTGTTTATGGATTGTGAAATGGGGGGGCGGGATTTGAAATATTCTCTTCTCACTGCTTATTTTTATGTGACAGACGCCAAATTCAATAAACTTGGTGATTTGTATCTCGAAGTAAAGCCGGATGATGGAGATTACATCGTGAGTGGACAGGGGATGACTGTGAATAAAATTGATCTAATTGAACATGATTCAGTTGCATTTCCATACAAAATGGCAAAACCATTGCTGTATAATTTTTTGTCGAAGATGAATAAACAAGTCGGTGGGCATCTGACACCAGTCGGGCATGGAATTAAGGGAGACATTGACCATGTCATTGATAAACTCATCTCTCGTGGTTCATGGGAGCAATTTTGCACTTATCATTTCATTGATACCTCGGTTGTGCTTCAATATCTACGGGCATGTGGTATGATGGATGAGAATTGTGATGGCAGTGTTGTCGCATTAGCCAAGCATTTTAATATCCAAGTGGAAGGTGCCGATCACGATTGCCGAGTGGATACACTGAAAACTCTTGGTATATTTCGGGAATTCATCCGCATCGGAACCGGAGACAACAAAGCGGTCAAAGGACCAATACTTTTATGAAAAATATATACATTAATATTGAAGTTGCTGGTGAGTGTGGAACAGGAAAGACGGCTGTTGCATATGCCATCGGTCATATTCTCAAAGCACATGGTATGCAAGTGGCTATTTATGATGATTATTTGGATGATGACCCAGTAACCTCGGAAATTGTTGATCGTAATCTTACTGCGATTGGAACCAGTGGTAATGTTATGATTCACACTCGTCAAGTAAAGCGAACAACGTTATAAGATATGATAAATATTAGAGAAACAGAGACTCAGAAGATATACTTGAGTTCAGATTTTCATTTGAATCACGATCCGAAATGGACCACTCCCATTTGGAAAATGCGGGGATTTAATTCGGTGGTTGAAATGACCGATGGAATTATAGCGTCAATCAATGATACGGTCAGGTCATCCGATTACTTATTTTATACTGGCGACTTTTGTCTCAATACGAAACTCGATCAGTTTGAAGTATTACTTTCTCGTATTCATTGTCAGAATGTTTATATGTTGTGGGGTAATCATTTTAATCCGCACTATAAAAATGTGTATTTACCAATGGTTAAACAAATTCTCGGGGTGAATTATACGCCAGATAGTGAAGTTTATCCTCTGCGATATAAAAATGTTATTTATCTTGGACATTATGCCGAAGTCATTTTGGGCGGACAATTTGTAGTTTTATCTCATTATGCATTGCGGTCGTGGAATAAGATGAATCATGGAAGCTGGTGTTTACATGGACATGAACATGGACATGGGACGGTAATTGAAAGTCGCCCAGATAATACAACCTCTAAGATTTTAGATGTGGCATGGGATACATTTAAACGTCCAATTTCGCTTTCGGAGATTCAGATGATAATGAACAAAAAACAAGTTAAATCCGTTGGGCATCATTCTTCTGATGTAACATAAATATCATTCTTCTGTTTATATGAACTATGTATTGATTCCATCATAGATTCATATCAATAAATATTATGACATGGACAAAAGAACAGGATGAGCTTCTTATTAACCGGGGCAAGTTGACTACTTGGGAAATCGCCGCCACGGTTGGGCGTTCGTATAAAGCGGTTCAGCAACGAATGTCGGTATTACGCCGCAAAGGAAAAGGCGGAAGGTGAAAAGAATGCGACAATTGCCCGTGCTCAAGGTGAAGCACAGGCAATCACGACCAAGGCGAAGGCACAGGCGGATGCCAATGAATTAATTGGCAAGTCGCTTGCTAATAACCCACTTGTTCTTCAGTCTATTACACTGGATAAATGGAATGGTGTCCTCCCGACTGTTACGGGCGGAGCGATCCCATTCATCAATGTAAACAAATAATCTATTTGTGTACCTATCATGAATGCCGGGGAGAATTATCTCCTCGGCATTTTCAATATAATAAGTTGACGATAAGTCGAACTATCTCTATAATACACAACATTATGGAACTTGAATATACACCTCAATCACCAAAGAAAACAGAAGCCCCAGCACCTCAGTTTGTCCTTGTTAATGATGTTACTGGAAAGCCACCTTTAAAACGTGGTCCCCAAATTCTACGAGCTTATAGCCAAGATAAGAATGGTAAGCAGGTGGTCATTCAATTTAAAGTCCCATATCCGCCCAAATCGAATTGTAAGAAATGTCTTGGGCGAGGATATCTTGGTGTTATTGTCCGCGAGGATGCCCGGGATATTGTCATCTGTAAGAAGTGTTTTCCAATGATGTAAACTATAACTTAGTTCATCAATCCATCTCCATACTCATATTATGATCAAACTAAATCATTTGATACGTAAAGAATTGGTGTATGAAGGATTAATTTATACTGTTAATTTAGGAACGACCTCGGATATGTTGGAGAACTGGTCCGGGTCGGGTGAAAAATTTAAGATACGAACGACTCCTAGTAAAATATTTTTAAATTTTACAAAAAATCTTGATGAAACGGAGTTCAATCATTTATTGAGGCTCATTAACAATTTGGGGTGGTTTATTTCGGCGGTTCTTATATCTCACTCATCCATGAATTGGGAAAAGTTTAATTACACGAAATTCATTCAGACCGAAATGAATACGCCGTGGGTGTCATTTCAATTAGAAGCAAAATTTGATGTGGAGTTAAATATACATGATTATGACATTCTTTATCACGTCTCACCATCCATCAACAAGAATAAAATATTAAGGATAGGATTGGTGCCTAAAACCAAATCCAAGAAAATGTCGCATCCCGAGCGAATTTATTTGACCGATAATGAGAATGATTCAAATGTGATAGCATTTCAATTTCATAAGAATAATCCTGACATTGCGTTATCGGTATCCAAAATAAATTTTAAGGGAGTTTGTCGAGATAATCCATCTATACGTTTATTTGACGATCCCAATTTCAAGGGAGGGTTTTTTACATTGTCAAATATTCCACCAAAATTTATTTCTTGGGATGGAGAAATGGAAATATAATGCATACTAAATTTATGAAACGAATTGTATGGATGCCGCAGAATAACCGGGCATTATAATGTATTTGCTATTTTGACTGCGTCTTCTTCGTTAAGAAAACTGCCATGAAACTTACATTTTCCATCGGTCTTTTTACTGACTTGCCATCGGTTTCTACGTTTATCAAATGTGACATATTTTGTAGTAGAATATGGTTTCCGTTCTATTTTTGCCCAATCTAAATGATCCACGCTAATATATTTGCTTGACATTTTCCAATGATATATTATCATTCCATCATGATATATGAAATAGATGCGAATTTGCTTGAATATCCACTCGATGGGATAATCCACAGTGCCAATTGTTTTTGTACTCAATCTGCGGGAATAGCCTTGCGAATCAAAAATAAGTTTCCCGATGCATATGCAGCCGACTGCAAAACCAAGCGGGGTGATCAATCAAAACTTGGCACGTTTTCATTAGCAGTGCTTCCATCGAATTTCCATATTTACAATATGTATGGACAATTTTCGTTCGGAGGCATTCGTCCAACAAGTTATGATGCGGTCGTTGATGGACTAACCGCAGTTGAAAAACATGCTCGGGAAAACGGATTGAAGAACCTTGGGTTACCAAAAAATATGTGTTCCACCTTGGGTGGGGCTGATTGGAGAATTATTCGTGTAATAATTGAAACCGTGTTTGAAAAGTCTCCATTAGATTTGTATATCTGTAATTACGAACAATCATAACTATGGGAAAACGTCATGGGAAGTCTCATCATACAATTACGGACCAAGAAGCACAGGAAGCCATTAATTTGGAATACCGAATTGCTCAACTTGAAGCTCGCCTTTCAGATTTAGAAGAGAACCCCGATATTGAATTTTTAAGACGTATGAAAGATCGGCTGGATGACCTCGAACGACATTTGAAACCATCAAGAAATTCATCAAGATAATATGGCCAAGGTTTATTTATGTGACGCATGTGCAAGGGGGGACCATGGGCATTGTGAATTGGGCCATGCTGCCCCTGATGGGGAATATGGTGGTTCCATATGTCGGTGTCCTTGTCGTGGCAATCCGAAGTGGAATATTCCCAAATTTAATGAGGAGGAATTGCAAAACATCCTCCGTGGGATGAGAGATCATCAAAAAGCTACCGATGAGTGGGCAGAAAATAATCCACCGTTGAACTCGGGAGGTGGCCAAATCAAATTAAAGAAGCCTTGACGGCATAGACCAGATGTGGTATAGTGTCGGCATGGAACAGCTTTTAACACATATATTCGGCGATTTCGTATTACAGTCGGACTACCTTGCGATGAATAAAGCGAAGCATTCTTGGCCATGCTTTATTCATGTTTGTATTTACACCTCCTGTTTTCTGATGCTGACATTAAGCTGGAAGGCATTATTGGTTATTGGGGTGACTCACTTTTTGATTGATCGTTTTCATACCCCGCTGTGTCGATTCATTTGGTTTAAGAATCACATGGGGCCGGGATTGAAATACGTTCAATTTGAAAAATGCAAATGGACGGGCTATTATGATAATCTTAACGCCGAAGCATCGGGAGTTGCGTATACTAATGAGAACATCAATGGGTTTACACCTCGACTCAATTATGTGACCCTGTGGCTCTATATTGTCACTGATAATTTTTTACACTTGACCATCAACTTTTTAGCATTGAAATACTTATCATGACCGCCCCGGATTATCCCAAACTTCTCAGTGACCTTGCATCCAGCGTTGGAGTTCTGGATGTTTATAGTGCATTGATGCGACAATACCCACAATTCAATATATGGGCGGGCAGTCATGCGTCTAAACTGCATCATTGTGAAAAAGGTGGATTGGTGCGTCATACATGGGAGACTGCTAATTTAGGATTAAGCATTATTCCTATGCTTAATCTTGGGGAAAAGGTTGATGCGACTGAATTTTATTTGGCTGCGTTATTTCATGACACTGGCAAATTGTATGATTATTCGATGCTTCCTGATGGGATTGGGGTTCCGGCCCCGCATAAGCGTCTGATCTATCATATCCCTCGCTCGACTCTCATTTGGCATGATGTTGTAATGAAATTTCCGGCGTTGAATGAAAAGTATCATGATGCCGTGTTACATGACATTCTCGCCCACCATGGAACGCGAGAATATGGAAGTCCAATTGCTCCCAAGACACACGCGGCGTGGTTATTGCATCTGTGTGATAGTATCAGTGCCAGGATGGATGATGCAGATCGTATTGATGTTATGCATATTAGATGATATGTATAGATATGAGTTGCCAATTTTCTATACCAATAACCAGTTCGATCACTGACGTCAACATTACCGCTTCTGCCGCTATTCTTGCTAATGGAGGGACATTCGCCTCATCAAGTTCTGGCGGCTTTTTTCTTATACCCACTTTCATTGGCTCCATCGGTGGAACATTTACATTGGTATCGGGGAGTTTGGATGTGACGATTACTGATAAGCCATGGCTGGTGTCATGTAGTACAATTCAAGGTGAATTGGTATCGTATTTGACGGGCAGAAATTAATTGCCTTGACACATTCGTGGCATGTGCTATACTGCTAATCTATGATAATTGCACAAACATTAAATACAATTTTAGTCTCGGAGGACTCGGGAACTATAACCACTATTAAACCCGGTCATCCGAAGTGGAATCGGTTGTTTGATATTCTATCCTCATTCAACGAGTATTTTCTAATTGATAAAATCAATGATCCGGAGCCTCCAACATCATCGTGTTCGAATGGTAAATTGATCCCAACCCAAAAACCAACCCCGGACTCGCCACCGGCAGTTTCTTCTATTTCAACGAGTATTTATTCGAGAGTTATTAACCTAATGTCGGAGCAGTTGGCTATCCCAGTGAATGAAATTCAGCCAGACAGTACGCTGATGAGCCTTGGGGCGGATTCGTTGGACGGCGTGGACGGCGTGGAATTGTTAATGGCTATGGAAGAAGAATTCGGCATTGAAATTTCCGGCGATAGTATTGAAAAGTATTCAACTGCCACGGTTGGTCAAATCGCTTGCGACTTGGAATTTCATTTGACGTTGAATTCTGACCCTGCCGTGGCAGGTATTCTTCCCGACGATCAAGCGGCATATCACATGGGAGTTGTTGATGGCAGTCGAGAATATGTTATTGATGCGGGAATGAATATTTTTAACCCCAAATATTTGATCGCGGATGTGAATGGGGCAGATAGTTCTGCTCATGATGCTTACATCCGGGGATATGTATTTGGATATACATCGTAATCTTCGCAAGAAGGAGGGTTCTGCTTTCTAGCGTTCGCGGGACCTTTAGGGACGGGACTTCGGGGTCTCGTCCCTTATTTTTTATGAGTACGTTTGCTGCACGTCTGCTTATCAATGTAGAGCATGGGGCACCGTTGAAGTTCTTCTCTTTGGCCGGACTTCATTTGGCGACTGGTTATTTACGGGTCGTCATTGGTAAACGCGGCCCTTACGTTGAATTCTCCCATGAACAAATCATATGGGATAGTTTCCGCATCCCGGAGGCTGAGACATACCGGGTTACCAATGCCATCGTTTATTATAACGAATACCGGAGTGTGGATTCCTCATATGTAAAATTGTACTTCCAACGCCGAATCGTCACTTATGCTGATTACAAGGTTGGGTTGTGCTACATCTCCCCATTTGACCTCATGCGGGAACTAAATCAACCTGTCATAATTTAAATGCTTGACTTTTTTAATGCGGTGCTATATTATCCAAAAATATACGCCCGTTATGACTTTTAAAATATTTGTAATCATTTTCAATCTTCTTGTTTTTACCGAATTGATAAAATCCGTGGTATGGAAAAAATCTTTTGTGTGGTGGATGAAAGCCATTATCCTTGATGCTATTATAGTTGGACTCTTGTATATTCCTACCCATTTCATTGTTAAATATTGGTAAATTTATGTTTGATCTTTTTTACTGATTTGGGTGGTATGTACGATTATCAATGCGGCGGAATGTCTTAATCCCGAACTTGCACATCCGCTCATTCAATTCGTGTCTAGGATTATTATTGACGGTGTGATCATTGGGTGTTTTTGTGTCGTGATTCACTTGATCACTTGGGGGTGGTAACAAGAAAGGCTTGACATGAATTTGAATTTCTGGTATCTTTTACGCAAATCAATAATATGTATTGTTGACAGCATAGACCGAGATAAAAGATTAGGTTAGTGCTGATTCCATAACCGAGATAAAAGATTAGGTTTTATGAAAACAACTGAAAATAATGCAGAAGTCGGCATCATCGTCGCAAGATTTCAAACTCCGTTTCTCCATGACGGACACAAGGAAATCCTTGAAACTGTTCGTACCAATCATCCCCGTGTCGTCATCTTCCTTGGGAATTCGTTCCTCAAATACACGGTAAATAATCCATTTGATTTTTCGATTCGGAAAGCCATGATCGAGGAACAGTATAAAGATGTTGAAGTCCTTTATATTGACGATGTTGGAGATAATGTGATTTGGAGCAATAACCTCGACCGTCAGATTCAAAAGCTTCTGGGTGCCAATCTGCGGGCAGTCCTTTATGGCAGTCGAGATAGTTTCATCAATGGTTATGTTGGTAAATACCCGACGATTGAACTGATTCCGAGTAAATTCATCAGTGCCAGTGAAATTCGTCGGGAAGCTGGAATTCGTGCTAAACACACCCTCGACTTCCGCCTTGGTATGTGTCACGCTCTTCAAGCCCAATTCCCGTCATTCAAACTGACGGTGGATATGGCGATTATGAATTTTGATACCCAAGAGCTTCTACTTGCCCGCAAACCGGGGCGTACAACGCTTTGTTTCGTCGGCGGCTTTTCTGACCCGACCAAGGATAAGAAAATAGAAGATGCTGCCATTCGGGAAACCATCGAGGAAACCGGATTGACGACAGATGCTTATATTTACATCGGAAGTGCCCTCATTGATGATCTCCGCTATCGCAAAGAAGTGGATAAAATCATGACCGCGTTTTACCTGATGAAATATAACGGTGGCACACCCAAAGCCGATGATGACATCGAATTTGTCTGCTGGCGAAAACTGGTTGATATTAAGGATTCGGAAATCAGCCCGGCCCATCTGCCGCTGCTCAAAAAATTGCGGGAATTTCTAGCCAATCTGGATATTCAAATTTCCAAATTGCAATTGCTCAAAGAAAAATTTAGTCCCTTGTCGGGGACTGATAAACAGTAAACAAACAACATAAAGTTACATATATGACACGGAAAGTTACACTTATTTGCATTGACCCTCAGAATGATTTCTGCATCCCCCTCGGCCCGGGTGGGGAAAAGGGTACATTGGTAGTTCCCGGGGCGGAACAAGACATGATTCGTTTGGGAAAGTTCATCACCAAGAACTCCAAGCGGATTGATCAAATTCACTGCACGTTGGATTCTCACCAATATGTGCATATTGCTCATCCTGCTTTTTGGGTCAATTCCAAGGGTGAACATCCATCGGCGTTCACACTGATCAGTGAGGATGACGTGAAGAATGGCACGTGGCGTTCGTTCAATCCCCAATGGCAGGGCGTGGCCGAAAAATATGTCGCTACACTCAAGGCACATGCCCGCTATATGTTGGTCATTTGGCCTCCGCATTGCCTGATCGGTACGTGGGGCCATTCCATTGTCCCACAAGTCGCTACTGCACTCTATGCGTGGGAAGCTGAATTCAATCGAATTAATTTCGTTGCCAAAGGCAGTAACCTCTTTACAGAACATTATTCGGCAGTTCAAGCTGACGTGGAGGATAATAATGATGTCAGCACTAAACTGAATACTGAACTCATTGAAGTGTTGACCAAGGCCGATGAAATCCTTATCACTGGCGAGGCTCTTTCACACTGCGTTGCGAATTCTATTCGGGATGTCGCTGCGAAATTTGGAACCGATCAAATTCAGAAGTTCACCCTTCTCGAAGACACGTCCAGTAATGTGACGGGATTTGAGAAGCTCGGACAAGACTTCGTGAAGGACATGGTCAAACAGGGTATGAAAGTGACCCGCTCGACCGACTGGTAAATTAACCACTGTGATTAACTAACTCTAAATAATTTGAAAATTTGGAGTTAGTTAATCCAACCAATTAAAGAAAATAAATAAAGTTATGAGTCTATTAGATACAAATCTCTCGGAGCTGAAAGCAGGCTCTGGATACAAATTCACAGCAACCAATATCAATGATCTGGGAGCGGCGGAATACACTCTCGCGACCATTGTGATGGACGCCAGTAGTTCGGTGGACCCGTTTGCGGCCCAACTTGTACAAGCAATTAAAACCATATTCAAGGCGTGTGATAAATCCCCTCGACGGGATAACCTCATGCTTCGGTTGACCCAATTTGCGGGTCAACTTACGGAACTGCATGGGTTCAAATTGCTCTCCGCCATTAACGAAAAGGACTATGACAATGTTCTTCAGATTGGTGGGAGTACTGCCCTGTTTGAAAGTGTGGATGAAGCTATTCAAGCTACCGGTACTTATGGTAAACAATTGACGAGCCAAGAGTTCTTGGTTAATGGGCTGGTGGTCGTTATTACAGATGGAGAAAATAATAGCGGAAACATCACAGATGCTTCTCAAATTAAAAAAACTCTTCAAGCTGTTCGTCGTTCGGAAAATTTGGAAAGTATTCTATTGATACTCGTTGGGGTCACTCAAGACGACATTAACCTCAATACGTATCTCCAGACAGTCAAGAATGATGGTGGATTCGATAGTTATGTATCCATTGGTACTGCTACGCCGGGAAAAATTGCGAAATTAGCGAGTTTTATTTCTCAATCTATTTCCAGTACTTCTTCGGCATTGGGAAGTGGCAAGGCGAGTGTTCCCCTCAATCCGAGTCAATTCAAATTCTGACCATACCCCGTGAGGGAGTCGTTCAATTCGGCTCCTTCATGCTATCATTATTATGCATCAATAGGTGTGTTTGTATGTGGTATACATAGTATATGAGTAGAAAATTGACAGTTGAAGAATTCATTTCTAAATCCAAACTTATTCATGGAGATAAATTTCAATATTCCAAATTTGTCTATATTAATAATCGGACTAGAGGCATAATCATTTGTCCGATTCATGGTGAGTTTCAGCAGACACCGATGAATCATTTAAGTGGTAATGGATGTGACGAGTGCGGTGGAACTTTGACCAGTAATACCCGGAAATTTATTTCAACCGCAAATTTAATACATTGCAATGCATATGATTATTCCGAGACGAACTATATAAATAATCATACTAAACTTACTATCATATGTCCTATTCATGGAAAATTTAAACAGAAGCCCAATGACCATCTACAAGGAAAGGGATGTGCGACCTGTTATGGGAACTCACGGTTAACAATACATGAGTTTATTGTTAAATCGACTGAAATCCACAATGGTTATTATGACTATTCTCGTGCGGTATATGTTAATAATCGGTCAAAGTTAATCATAATTTGTCCAAAACACGGATCATTTTTACAAAAGGCGAGTGACCATATGCGTGGAATTGGGTGTGGAAAATGCTCTTTGTCCAAGGGGGAGATAAAGATAGAATCATATTTGAAAATGGCTAAAATAAATTACATCTCGCAGCAAGTATTTGACGATTGTCTGAGTCCGAAAACACACAAACATCTTAAATTTGATTTTTTTGTTCCACATAAAAATTTATTGATCGAATATGATGGTGAGCAACATTTTCATTGTTGTAAATTTAATCGTGGGCATCACATAACCGGAAACGAGTTGGCCGAGACAAAATATAGAGACCGGATTAAAACTAAATATGCCAAACAACACGGAATTGTGTTAATACGGATACCATATACAAAAATGTCTAAAATCAATGATATTTTACGACAGGCATTGACAATTCGTTAACTTGTGCTATTATTCTCACATGAATGCCGATGGAATATTTTATATTGGAAAAGAGCACCGAGTCTGTGAGGATTATACTATTTTCGCTCATGATGAGGAGGGAGCTTATATCGCCGTATGTGATGGATGTTCTGCATCTGATGATACGTGTTTGGGTTCAAGGATATTAGCTTTTTCTGCACAAGAAACATATTACAAAGGCAATTGTAAAACTGCCGATGAATTTGGAACGGATGCTATTGTTCGAGCGTCCTCGATTTTCAGAATGTTGCCATCGCTTTCCCGGCACGCATTGGACACAACTCTCTTAGTGGCAATGGTCAGTAAGGATAAGAAACTAAATGCTTATCTTTATGGTGACGGCGTAATGGTCCATCGTAAGAAAGACAGTATTGTTGCTATCCATATCGAATTGTCGAGTGGGGCACCTGACTATCTATCATATCATTTGGACCCGCGACGTAAACAAGCATATGCGGCATTAAAGGAAAATACAAAAGAAATCATTATCCGAGAGAATACCACGGAGTCCACCCGGGTATATGCCCCTTTCGATCCCTTCGTTTATGACGCGACAGTCTCTGAGGGTGATGTAATTTCAGTTATTTCGGATGGGATCAATAGTTTCCGAAAAGCAGATAATGATTCAATTCCGTGGAGTGATCTGGTGGATGAATTCACCGGATATAAGAATTTTGAAGGCGTGTTTGTACAACGTCGTATGGCGGCGTTTAATCGAAAATGCTTAAAAGAGGGCATAACACACTCGGATGATATAAGTGTAGCAAGTATCATTGTATGACACAGATAAAGATTATCACGCTTTTGGGACTTTTCTCGCTATTTATATGTATGAGCGAGAAATTAACTGCGGAATCATTTATTGAACGGGCGACTTTAATCCATAAAAACAAATATGATTATAGTAAAACCATATATGGCAAAGACAACAAGGACAAAGTGACAATAACATGTCCTATTCATGGCGAGTTCCGACAGAAGCCGAACTCACATTTACGTGGATGTGGATGTCATTTATGCAGTGGAAAACACGTTTCTAACACTAAGGATTTCATTAGTAAAGCAAGACGCATACACAATGACAAGTATGATTATTCGGAAGTTGAATATGTGGCGGCACTAAAGCCTGTCAAAATCATTTGTCCTGAACACGGAGGGTTTGAACAACGCCCAAATACTCATTTGAATGGCGTAGGGTGTATAAAATGCGGGTTTATAAAAACTGCCAATGCACGGCGGAAAAGTCAATCGGACTTTATTATTGATGCTACCAATATTCACGGGAATCTTTATGATTATTCTAATGTCATTTATAAGGGGGAACACCAAAAACTACAAATAGTGTGCAAACGTCATGGAACATTTTGGCAAACCCCACATCTCCATTTACATCGGGATAGCTGTGGATGTCCTAAATGCCGTCTGTCTAAAGGTGAACAACGAATAATGACATTCTTAGATAAGAATGGCATTCAATATGTAACCCAAAAGACATTTGATGATTGTCGAAATCCAACAACCAATAGGCTATTGAAGTTTGATTTCTATTTGCCGCACAAGAATATTCTCGTAGAATATGATGGTAATCAGCATTTCACATGTGGGAGAAAGTTGGGAAATTATGTTTCAACCGCCAATGACTTGGCAAACGTTCAATGGAGAGATTCAGTTAAGACAAAGTATGCTGCTGCAAAGGGCATTGAATTGGTCCGAATAAAATATACGGAAATAAATCACATTCCTAAAATATTGTCACAAATAATATGAACACAAAAGTTATAGTTGGAAATACGAAACAAGTAGTTACATTGCAAGCGTCCAACTACCGTGCCGCCGGGGGAGAAGCAGCCATATACGTAAACAATGGGATGGCGTATAAGCTGTATCACGACCCCGTTCACAAACAACTGCCGCCAAAGAAAATGCAGGAGTTGGCTTTGATTGGTAACTCGCAGGTGGTGATACCGAAAGAAATCATCTTCGACGCCAAGGATGGCAAACCCCTCGGCTACACCACGAACTTTGTGGATGGCGTTGAACCCTTGCTCAAATTATTTACCCGGACATTTAAGGATAGTAACAATATCAATTTCCAAGCGGTAAATTATCTGGTTAAGGAAATGCAGACAGTAGTAGCCGATGTTCATGCGTCTCATTGTCTTATCGTAGATTTGAATGAACTTAATGTTCTTGTTGAAATTCATCCTCCCACAATTATCCCGTGGTTCATAGACACGGATAGTTATAGTACGCCCAGCTTTAAAGCTACGGCTATTATGGACTCTGTACGTGATCGCCGGGTAACTCGGTTTGATCGTAGTGGTACCATGCATTACAATCCAGATATTGAGTCTGATTGGTTTTCATGGGCGATTTTGGCGTTTCAACTTTATACGAATATCCATCCCTATAGGGGAGGACATCCGAACTATAAACCCCGGGACAAAGCCAAGCAAATGGATGATGGTATTAGTATATTCCATCCCGGTGTGCGGGTTCCTCCTTCGGTTAATGATTTTAAAGTCATTCCGCCCCGGCATTTAGATTACTTCAAGCGGGTGTTCTTCAATAATGAGCGAGGTATCCCACCGTTGCCAGATAGCAGTGTGCCATTGCTCGTGCCCACTCAGATCATCACCATTAAGGGTACCGACAAACTCGGGGTGGAAGAAATCGCCGCGTATGGCGACCCGATCATGGACATCATTTCCAATATGGGTGTTTATTATGTGGCAACAAAAACACATCTATATGCTGACAAAAAAGAAATTGGACAGCATAACGCCCATAAAATTCTTTTGGTTTCGGCATCTGATGGCACATTAGTTACTGCCCAGCAAGACAATAGTAATAACATTCAGTTCAAAGAACTGAGAAAATCCGACCCCATTGGCACCGCAACCAGTAATGCAATGTTTGCCCGAAATAATGCGATCTATACCATTAGTAAAGGAAAATTGATCGAGAACAGTTTTACGGCATTTGGAAATACCATGATTCATCGCATCAAAGAGGTGGAGAATTTAAGTGTTAATTCTACTCAAATGTTTAGCGGATGCGTAATACAAAATTTACTTGGTCGCTATTATATTACAATCCCGTATAAACTCGGGAGTTGTTTCAGTAAACATATTCCTCAATTCGATGGTTATCGCATCATTGACGCCAAGTCGGTAAAGAATGTTGCCGTCGTCATTGGCGAAAAACAAGGGCAATTTGACCGCTTCATCGTTATCTATAACAAAGATTATTCATCCTGTGATGTCCGCAAGGTTGAAGACATTGCATATAATACTATCAATCTGACCGTCATGGATAATGGATTATGTATTCTACTAGCGAGTGATGATGAGTTGGAATTGTTTGCTACTGCGACTCAGTGTGAAACATTGTCCAATCCACCGATTGATTCGACCATGCAATTATTCTCGACGAGTGATGGTATTTTCTTCATTAATGGAAACAGTTTTCATCAATTAAGACGAAAATAAATCAGGAACTTGACTTTTTATAATCTTGTGCTAGATTATGGCATGATGATTAACGCCGCCAATCTTGAATTTGACCGGACAAACAACAAGTCTATTGCCAAGACAATGTTCAATTATTTCTTGTCCCAATATGCGGAGGCGACTCGGCGTCAAGTTATAGGCGAGTCTGAATTGAAGGCTATGCATATAGCTAATGCGGAATTCAATAAGAATTCTGAGTTTGGCGGGGGATTTTCTCGCGACCCTTATTCCAGTGATCACATTCGAAATAAAGAAGAAATGAATAAACTCATTACGGAAGAGGTACAAGATGCTCATGCAATCATGATCTTTCTGCGGGACCGGTTGCTAGAAGGGATGGTTGATTAATTATGAATCTAACTGGATTTTTGAAGAGTAATGATCGTAATGCGTGGATTACTGAGCTGCACATTCAGATTTATGTTCGGAAATCCATGAGATCAACTGGGGGGCCGCTCGTGCCATGTTTGGATTTGGCTAATGTGAATGTCACGGCGAGATTTAGAAGCAAAGGCGTTTTCACCGCCTTTCTTACCCGATTTGAACACGAAGCCAAAAAAATAAATCGAATTGTTTTGGTCGAATGCATTCAGGAGCATCGGCTTATTCCTTTTCTGATCAATCGTGGATATTCCTTTATGCCAGACGCCTACACGGTGATTTCTGACCCGAGCATGTATAAAACTTTCATTTGACTTTTTATAATCTCGTGGTAGAATATTCAGCATGGCAATTCAACTTGTTTGCGAAAAATGTGAAGCTGAGATCAATGACGGCGACGATATGTCTCATCCTGAGACTGGCTGTGGCAATTATTGTTTTGAGTGTTATATTGAGTTGGAACATGATTGGAATGTAAAACGAGGAATTGCTTTTTTGGAATGTGAATTACCTTCTCTGGATGATTTTATGAGAGGTTATAAAAAATTCGCATTCGGGTCGCTTAATCCTCGTTCCATGGAAAACAATTGCCACGCGGCGTCTTCTGCATTGGTTAAAATTCTCGGGAAGAAATTCGATATTAAATTGCAACGAGGGCATTGGATTGGTATGGATATTCGCAACAAAACTCGCTCAATGCAGCAGCATTCGTGGACAAAGGTTCGTATTCCGGGTAATGATGTAGAATTCATCGTGGACCCAACCCAATGGGTATTCACCGGAGATAATCCTTCGCTGTGTATTGTAGATGCGGATGACTGCCGTTATGACATTGGTGGATATGGAATAAAGACCTCTTTATATAAACATGACTTCCCTGAGCGAACCGGAACTCTTCGTAAGACTAACCTCAGCGATTCTCCAAAAAATGGTTATCCTCTCAGTTTAACCGCGATTGGTCGGTGTGGAGTATTGATGAAATATTTGCTCTTGCTAATATGGACCCACGGTCTATGGTAGGAAATGAAAAAGAAATCTTTGATGCCATCGTCAAAAGCGGAAATGAAGCCTTCATTCCGGTTGAAGGCTTAGCCCTTGCCATGGGTAAAATGTAATCTCACTTGACTTTTTATAAACTTGTGTTATAGTCTTCGTATGAACATTTACGACATATTTAGAACCCACGGTCTTGATAATGGAAGAATGATTTCCGGGAGCAAGATGGCACCGCCGGGTGAAGTTTGCATTTTCAATGCTAATGTGATTATCAAGTCTGAGGGGAAGGTATGGTTTGGGGACTTGAATTTGACTCGGGATGGAAATGCATTGAAAGCAATTGCTGCTGAAATCAATGAACCACTTTATGTGTTGCGGGAAATGGATTGTCGGTTTGAAACTGCCAATGATCCGATGGATGTTTTGATTTCCAAAGCCAAATGGAGTACTCTCATATGAATATTTCCTCATCTAACTGTATCACTGTGAGTGGCTTAACCAATGTTGAAGTTAACAGCTACTTTGAAAAATTTGGTGAAGCATATTGGGCCGCAGACGAAAATATCGTGTGTATTCCGGTGGCTGAGATGAAGGAATTTCGAATATCCGAACTCGAACTGTTTTTTGGTGTGACCTTGTCAAAACTCACCCGATATTTGATTGTCCGGCTTGAACCATTTTAAAAATAAATATTATGCATATTCAAACATTCTCCATTGTTATTGGCACAAAGGTTTGTAACGCCCATTGCCCATTTTGTATTTCGAAGCAAACGGGGTTCTTCGGAACCCCTGTCAATATTAATTGGCGAAATTTTGCCATCGCTTGTAAACTCGCTCAAAAAGCCGATACCACGACTGTCTTGCTTACGGGTAAGGGGGAACCAACGCTCTATCCCAGTCATGTGACCGAGACCCTCAAGGAATTACAGCCTTATAATTTTCCGCTCATTGAAATTCAGACCAATGGGTTGACCATTGCTTCGGGCGAACGTGTGACGGATGATGTTCTTCGGCGGTGGTATGACTTGGGATTGACGACGATTGCCATTTCGGTTGTTCATTGGGATGCTGCTCGGAATAAAGAGATTTATTGTCCGGGTGATACCCACTTTAATCTGGCCGCAGTCATCGCCAAACTCCGGGGCATTGGATTCTCAGTTCGGATTGGAGTAATGCTCCTAAACGGATTTATTGATAGCCCGGCAACTGTACAACAGATGATTAACTTTTGTAAGAAAAATGACGTCACGCAACTCACTTTTCGAAATATTACTACCAGCGTCGTGACGAGCAATGCTAGTGTGACGGAATGGACAAAAGATCATGCCATAGGAAATCTACTCGGTGGGGCAATCGCACAATATATTCAAACTCATGGTACGCTGTTGCAGCATTTGATGCATGGTATGGACGTTTATGACATGGATGGGCAGAATGTGTGTCTGGGCAATGCTCTCACGCATGATGCTAATCAGGCGAATGACTTTCGGCAGCTCATTTTCTTCCCGGATGGCAGTCTTTATTGGGATTGGCAATTCAAAGGAGCACGTATTCTTTAAAAAGGAATCATATGGAAAATTATCTTGGAGAATTCCCCGTGGATGTATCCACGCATCCAGTTTACAGTAAATATACACCGGGTGACTGGGCTATGATGTTTATTGAACACTACGGACACATTGATGGCGACCATCATAAACTATGGGTATTAGACCAAGTTGCTCGTATTTTGAAGGGTACACCTGTCATTGTTGTCCAAGCACGATGGGAGAATCATCTTCCCGAGGATCGGTTTAATGTCGCTAATCCACCCAGCGAGGCATATAAAAAATGGGTTCACGGAATGGTTAGTGGTGAAAATGAGGGGTATGACTACGACGAAGGCATCGCCCCTTGACAAATCCGGCGTCATTGGTCCGAGAATGGATATACTAATATGGCTACACCTGTAATGATTAAAAATATGGCTACACCTGAAAAATTAAATTGGTGGGATAGGATTTTCAATCGTACTACGAGAACCGTCTCCGCAAGGGGAACTTCACAGTGGACGAGGCGATATCCCAATACGAGTTGGTTTGAATTTCAGGGATTAGTGGGACAAGAGATTCCAAACTCTCAATATACCCGGAATTGGGTTGACTATCTTGTAGTGGATCGGTTAACTGGGGCTGAAACCATTAAGCGGGAATATTTGAATTAGTCGTAAGACCAATCAGCATGAGAGTGGTGTGACACTGGCCAGTAAACACTCGGACATGCGTTCGGAGTCAAGTGGAGTAATTACCATCGTACCGAAAGATAAAGGTTCGATTCCTTTGTTGGTCATCTTTAACCGGGTTGAAATGCTCAGTCGTTTGATTCTTGACTTTTTTGAACAGTGTGCTACATTACTACCAATGAATATTATTGATGAGCCGATTATTAAATCAATGCTAGATGATGATTTGTATAAACAAAACATGGGGTCTGTCGTATTTCATGATTTTCCCCGGGTCGTTGTGACCTACAAGTTTTTTCTCCGCAGCAAAGTTGAATTCCCTCCAAATTTTGCAACGGAATTAAATCGTCAAATTCAATTTCTGGCTCAACTCGAAATGACTAACGCCGAAGCCCATTGGTTGTTGTCCGCTGTCCCGTATCTTCGTCCTACATACATCGAATGGTTGCGTCATTATCGAATGGACCCCCGGGAAGTGATGGTTACTCAACATGGGGGAACGATTGGTATTGAGATTAAGGGGTATTGGTATCGGGCTATTTTCTGGGAAGTGAAATTAATGGCCATCATTTCCGAATTGTTTTTCCGGCTTACCGGACAATCGAAAAATCCAGATTGGGAGCAGCGTATTATTGATAAAGCGAGAAAACTGGAAGCCGCTGGTTGTCACTGGATTGACTTTGGAACCCGTCGGCGGTATTCATACGAGGTACAAGATGCCCTCGTTTGTTATATGCGTCCGCGTGTTGGATTCTTGGGCACCAGCAATCCATTTTTAGCGATGAAGTATCATACTACACCTCAGGGGACGTATGCTCACGAATGTATCATGGCAATGGCTGCTTTGTATGGCCCGAAGATGGCGGATGTCATCTGGCGGGAACATTGGGCTGAACACTTTGATGGTAACATGGGTGTGGCTCTAACAGATACTTTCACCAGTGAAGTGTTCTGGCGTGATTTTTCATCTTATGATGCTCGTCTGTTTGACGGTTGCCGTCAGGATAGCGGGGACGAATATGTATGGGGAAATCAAATGTTGGCCCTTTACAAGCGACTCGGGATTCCTTGCTCCAACAAGCGAATGGTGTTTAGCAATGCATTGGATACGGATAAGTATATCGCTATTGATAGACACTTCCGGCAATTTGCCCTGCCGTGTGGGGGTATCGGAACTCATTTCACAAATGATGTCGGAGTGACTCCCCTGAATATGGTTATCAAATTGACTTCGGCAGATTTTGGTCATGGTCCAGTTGGGGTGGTGAAGATGTCAGATGACCTCGGAAAACATATGGGCAGCCCCATGGAAATTGAACATATTCAACATGAATTGGGATTGAAATAATTATGAATACACCAGCTACATTTGAATTTAATACAAAAGCGTTTCTTGAAGCCGAACTTATCACTGGTATTCGGGTCGGAAATGTTGTATTTCCGCTTGCTCATGGTGAAGTGCAGCGGTTGACCGATGCTCTGGACGCCCATTATCGTGAATATAAGGTATCCAACTGTTTTGAATATTCTAATCGGGAAAAGTTGCGAGCGGAAATACGGGCAGAATTAATGAATGAATTGTCCGAGGAAATTCGGAATAAAGCACAAGCGATTGAGCAAATCGTGACGTTGCTCAAAGAGAAACATCTCATTTCGTATCCTATTGCCACTGCTTCATGACGGCTTGACATTTTCATCTTGTGTGTTATATTGGACCTATGAAACAAATAATTCATCGCCGACTGTATGATAATAATGATTCAATCTTCCCGGTTGAACATCATTGTTATTCTGTAACGGATAAGGATACGCCATTTCGCACATTCATGCATTATGATGATATAGATGCTGATAAGCCTGAACCCATTACCGTCTTTGGTCAAGCGAAAGAAGGACTTTTTTATAATTATTCTGATCGGCTTTTTGGAGAAGATTGGAATCGGGGATGGAAAGCTGCCGAGGCCGCAGGATTGGAACTAAGCACCGCTCATTTCTTTGAGGCAGTGTTGAATGTTTTTCATGATTCCACCGACGTTGATCTGCAACACGTTATGCTTGGAGTGAACCGGAGTAATGGATTTCATTATCTCGTCTTCGGCTATACTTACACCTCCAAATCCAAACGCTGAATATGACATCAGCGGGATTAATACTGTATAGAATAAAAGATGGGGGACTGGAAGTTTTTCTGGTTCATCCCGGAGGGCCTCTATGGGCAACCCGCGATATTGGTGCGTGGAGCATTCCGAAAGGTCTAGTCGAAGAAAGCGACTCGGATATTCGCGGTGCCGCCATTCGGGAATTTCACGAGGAAACGGGATTTGAACTTCCAACTTCCAATCTTATATCATTAGGGGAAATTACTCAAAAATCTGGGAAAATTGTTCATGCATGGGCAATACAAGACACTATTGGGGTTGACCCGAAATTGATGACTTCAAATCTAATTGAAATTGAATACCCTCGACACAGTAATACATTGATTACTATTCCTGAAGTTGACCGAGGAACGTTTTTCTCAATGGCAATGGCAGAGGTCAAGATAAATCCTGCTCAAGCCCCATTGTTACATCGTCTTTCTGCTGAATTGAACACTTGACATTCTCATCCCCTGTGTTATATTACAGGCATGAAGAATGATTATTCCGCCAAAGAATATGCCATGATTTCGGAACTCTCTCCGCATTTAAAATCGGTGATTGACAAAGATGTGGACAATAGTATTATGCCTCCCCAGATGCTTGAAATGGTTGCCATGCACTGTTTTATAAACAATCAGACTGGCCCGGCGGTGGACTCTCTTCGTCGGTGTATTAAAGCTCTTCATACATGCAGTGCTTATCGTCGGACGCCGGAATACGAGAAACTCATTGATTTATGAAACTCATTAAAGTTGGTGCAGCGGTGTTAAACCAAACACCGCGTGATTGGGAGGAGAATAAAGCAAATATTCTCCGAGCAATTGAACTCGCCAAAGAGCAACACGTCTCAGTCCTTTGTTTGCCAGAAATGTGCATTACGGGCTATGGACTCGAAGACGATTTATTTTGTGCGGACGTCCCCGCTCGAGCCTTGAAGAAATTGGAGGACATCCTTCCTTTTACCACTGGCATCATTGTTTGTGTGGGTCTCCCGGTGCGTTTTGATAACAGTCTTTACAATGCCGTTGCCACTTTGTCGGATCGACTCCTCGTTGGATTTACGTGTAAACAACATTTGGCTGGGGATGGTATTCACTATGAGCCTCGTCATTACAAACCTTGGCCTGCGGGAGTGGTACAGCAATTGACTATCCCAAGTATGGCTCCCAAATCTTTTCCTATTGGTGATACTCATTTCATGTTTGATGGGGTGAAGATTGGATATGAAATCTGCGAAGACGCTTGGGTTGCATCACGTCCCGGGACTCGACTTGCAAGTAAAGGTGTAGATATTTATCTCAACCCGTCGGCATCTCACTTTTCATTCGGTAAGCTCCAGACCCGGCGTAATTTCGTTGTTGATGGTTCTCGTGCTTTCGGAGCCACTTATATTTATACGAATCTCGTCGGCAATGAAGCGGGGCGTGCTGTTTATGACGGGGGTGCCTTGATTGCTTCGGGTGGCGTGTTGTTAGCCGAAGGTAAACGATTTACATATCAAAATGTATTGCTTACCACGGCTATCGTGGATGTTCATACCACAAAGACGTCTCAGGTTCGTACTGCGAGTTTTCAGCCGAATGTGGAAGGCTACAATTCGGGATGTGTTAATGGAAATTTTACTTTTCCCGAAGTCACAGAACCATCATATCATACACTTCAAGACCCATGGGAAGATAAATCTGATACCAAACACGAGGAATGCACCCGTGCTCTTGGTCTGGCCCTGATGGATTATATGCGTAAGTCGCACACCAAGGGATTTGTTGTCTCACTGAGTGGCGGTGCCGACTCGGCAATGGTTACATATGCGGTTGTTCAAGGTATCCGCCTCGGAGTCCAAGAACTGGGACTTGAAAATTTTATATGGAAGTATTGTCCACACTTGAAAAAACAAGTCAATGTAATAACCATGGAGGAGCGTACATTAAAATGTTTAATTGAGCATCTTATTGTAACTGCTTATCAACCCACCGAAAATAGTGGAGAGGTAACTCGTACAGCGGCAGCAGAACTTGCTAAGGCTCTTGGTGTGCCTCATATGGTATTGAATGTTGATCCAGTGTTCAAAGCATATTTGGAGATTGGTAAGCAAATTAAGGGTAGCGATTTGAATTTTAAGGATGATGATTCAACGTTGCAAAATCTTCAAGCTCGGGTTCGTTCTCCTAGTATTTGGATGATTGCTAATATGCAGGAGAAGTTGCTCCTGACGACCAGCAATAGGTCTGAGGCTGCCGTCGGTTATTGCACAATGGATGGCGATTCTTCCGGCTGTATTTCGCCAATTGCAGGTTTGCCCAAAATTTATATTCGAGAATATCTCAAATGGGTTGCATTAGATGGACCCGAAGGTATTGGAGCATTACCGGAGATGCAATATGTTAATACTCAACAGCCAACCGCCGAATTGCGTCCGGCTAAATACAAGCAGACCGATGAGGATGACCTAATGCCTTACTGGTTGCTTAATGTGATTGAAGGTTATGTAGTCAAGGATCGCTATGTGCCAGTTGAAATTTACAAGGCTATTAAACGAGATGTGGATTATGATAATAATCGTCTGATTGCTGATATAACTAAGTTCTTTCGGCTATTCAGTCGGAACCAATGGAAACGGGAGCGATATGCTTTATCCTTCCACTTGGATGACCATAATCTTGATCCTCGTACTTGGTGCCGGACTCCCATTCTCACGGGAGCCTATGAGGAGGAATTGCGGGAACTGCAACAGTACAAAGTATAATTATGCCCGATATAACTTTAGCGATCATTGGCACAGCCGGGCGGCAAGACGATGCGAAGCATCTAACCAGAAGACATTTTGAGGCCATGCTATTTGTCGCGGGCGGGTTATTGGAGCAGATTAATGAGAGTAATTATTCCATTACCCATCTCGTTTCCGGTGGAGCTGCTTACGCTGATCATGTTGCGGTACGTCTCTTCTTGGACAAGAAAGCACCCGGGCTACGACTCTTTATCCCTGCCGAATGGAAGGATGGAGCGTATTATGATTCCGGGGTAGATGATTTTAAAACTAATCCCGGACGCACGGCAAACTATTATCACCGGAAATTCCAAAGTGTCACCGGTATCAATGGGTTATCTGATATACAAATAGCAAAGTCCTATGGAGCCGAATTATATTGTTGCCGGGGAGGATTCCATGGTCGCAATGCAATGGTTGCCAAGTCAGACTTTCTTCTCGCAATGACATTCGGAAATGGACCAATTGTAAAAGCTGGTGGGACGGAGGATACAGTACGAATGTATTTAGATCGGGTCAGAAAAGAAGACCTCTTCGATAAGAGTTTTCACTACAATCTATCCGATGGGAAAATATATGAAGGATGTCAGGTCCCACCAAAAGAAACCCTAGTCAATGACGTTCCGAAGTTTCTTGGGAAACGTCCTTTGCCGTCATATCTGCGGTGGTTGACTGTTGTAAATTTAATCGTGGGCATCACATAATGTCCGAGGCTTTTGACACGATGCTCAATTTTATCCAGCAATTCATGCACTGATTCGATGTCGGCATCTAAATCTTCTTCTCCCCATCCCTCATGTTCATACACTGCCATTGCCGACGCTCGATCAAGGGCAAGGAACTCGACCAGCGGCTTTTTAAACTCGTCGAGTGTTTTAATACTGCGAACTCGATTCAATTCAACACTTGTTATCATGCCCACAATATACTGCATTTGAAGATTTTGTCAAATGATATTTGACATTCATGCTGATTGTGGTATATTTAGTCAAATGGCACAATTATTTACATTACTATTTGGTCGGTCAAAGAAAAGGATGCGTCCGATTATGACTGATATTTTAACCAAATGCGAAAATTACAAGACACAGCGGGAAAAGACCAAGGGCAGTAATTGTGCTCATGGTTGGCATACAATTGTCCCCGCTGAAATTGATGCTAAACCATGGCGACAACGCTCATGCACCATTGGAGGCAACCGTGTGACGACTGTAATGCGGCACGGCGAGGGATTGGCCGGATACGTGGACAAACATGGTTTTCATCCTCATACATGAATACTTATCCCAATAAAATTTGGACCCTGACCTGCGTCTATGCTGATGAAAAGCATATGATTCGTCACCCAAAAACGGGTGAAATCAAAATTACGACGACTACTCATACATGTGGGTATTATTTCGCGTATGATGAAGCACGCCGTGCTATTGCGGAGGACCAATTCAGTATGCAGGAATGCATGTATAATTATCTTGTACTGGAACGTATGAGTGAAGGTATCCCGGCAATGTCTTCTATTGAACTATGGTTTAAGTGGAGCAGACGAAAATGGAAGCCGACTAACAAGCCCAAGTGGGCTAAGGCAATCAACTGGGCAATGGGATAAATATATGCTTTGTTTTAAATGTGATTGTGAGGAGTTCGTCACCAAGACGATGGACGTTGAACAGATTTATCACGGCAAAACATATGTTGTACATACACCCGTATCTGTGTGTGCTAAATGTGGATGGCAAACGATGGGACTGGGACAAATCGACGAATTATTGAAAAATATGCGGGAAATATTGAATCGCAAAGATCATGAATAAGATTGACTTCACGATGTATAAAGCCATTTTAACCGGCGACATCAAACGACTTCAAGATAAACTCGCGGATATAAGTTCGCTCGAATCCGAATTAAAATAGTTGATTTATGAAGACCCGGGCTAATCGCATATTCAATGCAAACATTGATCTTTGGCTTATACTCATTGTTTTATTGACCTTGGTGTGGGGTATTATTTCTTGCCGGATCAACTCGGATAAGGATGATATTCAATCGTGGGCACGATCTCGGGGAGAGTCTATAGTTAGCATTGAATTTCGGGTATGGGATACGGGTCCATATTTCTATATTAAAAACGCCCGGTTTTATCGAGTGCAGACCGATACTAATGTTTATTGGGTTAAGTATTTTTGGGGATGTACCATTAATAAAGAGGTAGGTAAACAATATGAAATCATTAAATGAAATAAGATATGAAACTCCAACCGAGGATATTGATACTCAGTTGCAAACGGTCTTTCTTGCCGGTCCCACGGTTCGCGGGAATCAGCCGCAACTGACGTCGGTGCGGCTCTTCGCGGTGCGATTGTTCAAACGGTTTAATTTCCATGGCAATTTAATTATTCCCGAATTCACGAATCCTACGGAATCCGATCAATTCCGTTATGACATACATCATTGCAGATACACAGGCGGCTGGGAAATTATGGGCGAAAACGGACTTGTTGGAGGAACCATATAAGGTTTTTTCAACCGACGCTCAACTCCGAGGACATGCATTTTATTTTCCCGATGACGTTTACATTCTCACTCGAAATCCCCAATTATTGGATTGTCTTCTTCCGGCATTGCTCGGATGCCGCGTTTTCAATGGTATAAAGTAAAAGTTTGACAAATCATTTGACAACATTCGACGAGTGTGTTATATTTGTAGCGAAATGAAATTAAAAATCAACAACAACATGAAAAAATATCTATTGCTTCTCATTGCTGCTGCGACCCTCACGGTGTCATCGGCTTATGCAAACCCTACCAACACACCCTCGGCGACCATTACCCTCTCCCAAGGTGCATATTCGTATGCTGACGGGGGTGAATTTACAGCTACAACCAGTTTGAACGGTACATTTGAAACTTTTTGTACAGAAATAACTGTTGAATTTACACCGGGTCAAACCTATTCTTATTCATTGGGAACCACATCTCACAGTGGAATGGCTCTTACCGAAGGAACCGCATTTCTTTTTTATGAATTCACTATGGGAAATTTGTCGGGGTATAATTATACTGATGCTAAAATCCGGCAATCCGATGCTGGATTGTTACAAGCTGCTATTTGGGCATTCCAAGGGCAATCTATAGCCAACGGTGAAGAGTATCCAAGTGCAACGGCCACCCAAGGACAATATGGATATAATCCTTATTTCGCTCTAGCAGTTAATGATTTGGGTGGTAATGCATATAATCCCAACGATGGTAAATATTCAGTTGACATTCTTCAATTGTCATCGGGAAATACGCCTGCTCAAGACCAATTGATTTGTACGACTCCCGAGCCTACCACGATGGCATTGATTGGCATGGGTGGACTCTCACTGTTCATGATTCGTCGCCGAAAATAACTTAACCCACGCCAACCCTAAACTAGGACGCCACCCTTCGGGGGTGGCGTTTTTAATTTGACAACCAATCCACATGTGTTATATTGTCACCACATGAAGCCACAACGCTGCGTACTATTTGCGGGTGATTCCAGCCGGAAGCTCGGGCAGGCGATCACGGATATTTATCATAATGAAATTATCATGGGAAACATCTATTCCCATACTTTTCCAAGTGGTGAAAAATATTGTCAACTCCGAGAAAATATACGGGGGGATGATGTCTTCCTGCTCCAAGCCATTTGCTCGCCAGCCAATGACAATCTCATGCAATTGCTCGTTATGGCGGATGCCTGTCGGCGGGCATCTGCGGCACGCATTACTGCCGTTCTCCCCATGTTCGGCTATCAACGCCAAGATCGAAAAGACAAGCCCCGGGTGCCCATTTCTGCTAAATTGGTCGCGAACCTGCTGGTGGCTTCCGGTGTGAACCGTATTCTCACAATGGATTTACACGCTCAACAGATTCAGGGGTTTTTCGACATCCCCGTTGACCATCTATATTTTCGTCCATCCTTGATGACGGCACTTGAAGGATTGGATATTCAAACCGTGGTTGCTCCTGATATGGGTGGGATTAAGAAAGCCATGGATTTCGCAACCAAATGTCACCTTGAATTTGCATTCGTGGTTAAGCAACGTAATAGTGATACCGAAGTCGAAGCCGTCCGGTTTGTCGGTGATGTTAAGAATAAGAATATTCTTTTATTGGATGATCTTACGGAGTCCATGGGAACGCTTTGTGCCGCAGCGACGGAATGCAAAAAGAATGGAGCTGCCAATATATATGCGGCAGTAACTCATGGATGTCTTACCCAGATGGGTACTACAATTTTGGTTAATGCATTATTCAGTGGACTCATCAAACAATTCTTTTGTTCTAACACCGTGACCGAAACGACCCTTCCCCCGTGGACGGGAGCAACAATTGTTGATGTGGCAGACGTTTTCGCCACGGCAATCACCAAAATCCACGACAATGAAAGTGTCACTGAACTTTTCCAATAACTCCCCAATTAATTATATGAATGTTATCAATGAACTTGAACCCAAGACAAACCCATTTCAATCGAACCCACCCAATATTAACTACAATCCGAAATGGAAGCGGATGTCTTCTGCTGTCGTACTTCGGTTAGCAGCTTTTTACCGGGGTGTTGGATTTATCCTGTGGGGAGCTATTGGAATTGGTATTATTATCGGGCATGATATAACATATAGTATTGGCGTTATTTTGGTGTGTTGGGGACTTGTTTATGGTGGGTGGGAATTTTACCAAGGGTGGAAGTGGGTATTCCAATGGGCATATCGGATTAAATTCAATAAATCCAAGACGTGGGAAGATTACGATAATGATCAATGTAGGTTATGACTCCGACCCCCATGAATGATCATGCGTTCTAAAAAACATCTCACTGACGAGGATACCCTGAACATACAGGAAATTGCCGAGACAGTGCGGGAAGAACCAGACCTTAAACCTAAATCGCATATCAATTCGACGAAAGCTCACTCTCAATGGCTTCGTCGGCAACAAGAACAAGAATTGTTCCGCCAAAGTCTTAAGAAAATCTGGAATAAAAAATCTCGCATCGCCCCTTGACAAATCCCGGAGATGTGCGATAATAATCACATGAAAATCAAAGAATTATTGCCTCTCATTGCCGCCGCTGTTCTCTATATGATCGGGTGCATCTCGGGAACTCAGTATGAAAGACACGAATTTCAGAAGGATGCCGTAAAGCATAATGCGGCTCATTGGAACGTGACCGATGATGGTAAAACTTCTTTCGGGTGGAATATCTCCACCAACCGGTGACAATTGTGGGTTGACATCCGTTTGGAATGTGCTATGTTGATGTATGTCAAAAAAGAAAACTGGCGACGATCTTGTACGTGATGTTCAGCGTGGGTCATATGGTACTATTACTGTTAATGGCGAAACCACTCAAATTAAAGCTGAACGAGGATGGGAAATTGTCCCCGAAGGTATCGTCGTAAAACGTGGATGGAAAGTTTTTGATTATTATGCTGGATGGATGCTAACTGATGAGTATGATTCTTCCCGTGGACATTATACCCGCCGCAGTGGCCGCTGGTTGGTGTGGGCGAAAAAGAAATCCAAATCACATTTAATATGAATAATTATGGTATGAGGCCGGATAAAGCCGGGGTGTGGGAATGGTTTGACGAAGATGGGACAAAACGTCTTGTGTCAGTGTGTGACGTTGGAGTCCCGAAGCATCCGCATCTTCGAGTATATTGGTGGGGTGGATATTATAACACACACGATGAACTCGACCCTGAGCATCCTGAATACGACGAACACAACAAGGCCGAATGGGCTGATCGATGGGGCAAGTATATTGGTCCCGAAGACAGCGTGGCCGACGACCAAAAGTATTGGCTGCCGACCCCAGAAAAGAGGACGAAGATTTTTGAGATCGATGCACACAGAACCGCAACCCCGGAGTAAATTATGTTTGGATGGAATCGTATTACTAAAAAACAACCGACAATCAAGCCGGGATTTCTTGTTCCGACCCATGGTGGACCTTTATTG